TAATGGCCTCAACATCCAGAGCCTTAACCCTCAAACTCCTTGCAGACGTTGATAACTTTACTAAAAATCTCAACAAGGCCGATGGAGAAGTCCAGACCTTTGGCGGCAAAGTATCTGACTTTGGTAAAAAGGCTGGCCTAGCCTTTGCAGCAGCAGGAGCCGCAGCCGTTGCCTACGCTGGCAAGTTAGCGATCGATGGAGTCCAGTCAGCCATTGCCGACGCAGCAGCTCAAGAGAAGTTAGCCCTAACGCTCAAGAACGTTACAGGGGCAACAGAAGCGCAGATTAGCGCAACAGAAGATTACATAACCAAGACATCTTTAGCCTTTGGCGTTACAGACGATGAACTGCGCCCATCCTTGGAGCGTTTAGCCAGAGCAACAGGCGATGTGCAGAAAGCGCAAGAACTTCAGACTATCGCGATCGATGTCGCCGCAGGTAGCGGCAAGTCACTTGAGGCAGTCACAAATGCCATGGCACGAGCCGCCGAGGGCAATACTGCATCGCTTGGTCGTTTAGGTATTGGTCTATCAAAGACCGAATTAGCAACCATGAGCATGGAGCAGATTACTGCCAAACTGGCTAGCACCTTTGAAGGCCAGGCATCAGCTAAAGCAGATACATTCCAAGGCAAGATGGATCGCCTCAAGATCGCTTTCGATGAAGGTAAAGAGACCGTAGGCGCTTACATCCTTACTGCGATCACCCCTATGGTTGAAACAATCGTCAATAAAGTGATACCGGCAATTTCAAGCTTTACTAGCAATCTTGGCGAGAAGTTAGCGCCAGTCATGAAAATTATTCAGCCAGTTATTGACGGAGTTACCTTTGCGTTCAATAAGGTTCGTGATTCTTTAGCAGAAAATAACGCAAAACTTCAACCGTTTTACGATTTCATGGTCGGTATTTACAACTTCGCTAAAGATTTCCTTGCGCCCGTTATTGGCAAAACTTTAGGATTAGCGTTTAAGTCGCTTGGTACTTTCATTTCTTTGGCAATAGATACCTTTGCTGATTTCGTACAGACTTTGACCAATATCTATAACCGTGTCATGGGCATCATTAATGCCATAAAAAGCGCGGCTTCAGCCGTGTCTGGATTTTTTGGCGGCGGAGATAATCCTACTTCAGCAACTCCAAGCATAACCAGAACTCCAACATTGCCTAGGGTTACAGTTCCTTCTAGCCAAACTAACATTACGGTAAACGGAGCCATCGATCCAGAAGGTACTGCGCGGACGATCGTAAACGTCCTTAACAATTCAGCAGCTAGAGGCACACTTGGCGCGGCAGGATTCTCCACGCCATGACGGCCTATACCCCTGATTACAAGGTTCTTATCAATGGGGTCGAGTTATCGAACATCACGATAGCCGATCTCACTATTACTTCAGGTCGAACCGATATTTACCAGCAACCCGTTGCCGGATATTGCCAGTTACAGTTACTTAACCTAGATAACGCTAGTTACGATTTCACAGTAGGTACAGGCCTTACGGTAGAGGTTACAAACTCAGTAGGGACCTATATTCCGATCTTTGGTGGCCTTATATCCGATTTTACGGTAACGGTTAATAGCGCTGGCGATCGAGGATATACAACTATCGCCACTATTACTGCGCTTGGAGCATTATCCAAACTTCCTAAGATTATCGATGCAGGCGTTCTAACTGCCGATTTTGATGGCGATCAGATTTACACTCTTTTGAATGGCTATCTTTTAGGATCGTGGAATGACGTTCCGCCTGCTGAAACATGGGCATCATATAACCCCACAGAAACCTGGGCTAATGCCGTGAACGTAGGATTAGGCGAGATCGATCAACCAGGCAACTATGAACTTATCGCTCGATCATCGAGCAACACAGACCTTTATTCACTTTGCACGGCTATTGCGAACTCAGCCTTTGGAGTCCTTTACGAGGATGCAGAAGGCCGTATTGGGTACGCAGATTCAACTCATCGACAGGACTATTTAGCCAATAATGGATACACGACTTTAGACGCTAACCATGCCAACGGCTTAGGTTTATCAGCTACCACTCGAGCTGGCGATCTTCGTAATTCATTCACCATCACATCTGGGAATACCGGCAGCCATGTTTACACGGCCACAGACTTAGAGAGCCAAGGACTTTACGGAGTTTATGCTGAGTCTTTTACATCCAGAATTAAGAACAATAGTGACGCAGTAGATTTTGCGGATCGTTATATTGAACTTCGAGCCTTTCCTTACGCCAGATTTCAGAACATTACCTTCGTTTTGGGTAACCCAGAAATTGATGACTCAGACCGAGATGCTCTCATAAACATCTTTTTAGGTCAGCCAGTCTGGATTCAAAATCTACCGCCTAACATCACGGGCGGATCATTCCAGGGTTACATCGAGGGTTGGACCTTTAGGGCTAGTTTAAATAATCTCACGGTAACATTCAACGCTTCTCCTGTGAACTTCAGCCAAGTTGCGGTAAAATGGGAACAGGTAAGCGCGGCAGAAACCTGGAACACTCTTAACACAAGCCTAACCTGGCTAGAAGCGATTGGAGCAGTAGCGTAATGGCAACAACAACGACTAACTTTGGATGGGATATTCCTCAATCCACAGACCTAGTAAAGGATGGCGCTACCGCTATTGCCGCACTCGGTCAAGATATAGACACTGCTTTGGTCGACCTCAAAGGTGGAACAACTGGACAGGTATTGGCAAAGGCTTCAAACACAGATTTAGATTATTCATGGGTTGCGGTTGATCCGTTGCTCATTCTTGATGCTAAGGGCGATTTAATTACTGCAACCGCAGCCGATACACCAGCTCGTTTACCAGTGGGCGCTAACGGCACAGTCCTTACGGCAGATTCATCTCAAGGTACTGGACTTCGATGGGGATCCGTATCTAGCGGAGCATTAACGCTCATTGGCACAACAACGCTTAGCAGTTCAGGTAGTTTTAACCTATCAAGTATTTTTAGCTCAACTTATGACAATTATTTAATCATTGGCTCTGAAATCGTTGGCTCGAATTTAAGTTTCATGAATATAGGGTTACGGTCAGGAAGCACTAACGCAACATCAGATTATAGTGGCGGTCAAGTTGGCTTTTCATATGCTAATAACTCCATCGCCTCGGGAAGTTCTGGCAATTCATCATTTGGGTCTTTCGATTTTACAGATGGCAATGCAAATGCTGGAGGTTTTCATCTTAAAGTCAATAATCCTTTCGTAGCAAAGGCAACGACTTTACACCTTGATTCGGCCCAACATAATTACCAGAATCTTCGTAATGGAATTCACAAGGTTGCGACATCTTACGACTCACTATTTTTTACAGTTTCAGGAACAGTCTCAGGAAAGGTATCAGTATATGGCTACTCAAAGTAAAACCACGGTAACCGATCATAACTTCTCAACAGGCGAAACAATCGAGCGCGATGCTACGGCAGAAGAAATTGCCGATATTGAAAAAGTAATCGCCGATGAAAAGGCTTTGCGGGCTAACTTGGCATGAAACCAGTTTTATGCAAGGCTGGGCAACAACTGAGGGAACAGTTCGATGATACCTTCCCAGATCGTGATAGGCGTTCCGATGGCTGGATCGGCGATCTCCGTCATTCAGCGCGTCCTAGTGACCATAACCCTGATCGAGAGACTGGGCTGGTTAGAGCGATCGATGTCGATAGAGATGTACATAAGTCCGGCAAGCCAGACCTCATGCCCGATATTGCAGATCAGATTCGACTCGCAGCTAAGGCAGGAGAAAAGCGTATTTCCTACGTTATCTTCGATGGACGAATTGCATCGTCTCGCATGGGCTGGCGCTGGCGCAAGTATTCTGGAAGCAATCCGCATAATCATCATTGCCATATCTCTTTCACTAAACAAGGCGATGCAGACAGTTCGTTCTTTAATATCCCGTTACTAGGAGGCAAATAATGGAAGCAATTATCTACGCAACTTTGGGGCTTATTGCTATTCCAGTAATCCGCGCAGCGATTAAGTCTTACCGAGCAAAGAAGGCCGTAGGCGATATCGTTGCCGATGCGCTAGAAGCTGCGGTCGATACAGTAGAAAAGAAAAAGTGAACGCAGTAGACATTGCAGCGATCGCCGTCGGGATAGTTACAGTCCTTGGCGGCGTTGCTGCGTTTCTACAGTTTTTGGTTAAGCATTACCTAAACGAACTAAAGCCGAACGGCGGAGGATCGATCAAAGATCAAGTAAATCGACTAGAAGCGCGTGTCGATACTATTATCGAATTATTGGGTAAGTCACACTAAGTCCATGGCAAAAAAGAAAGTCATCGATCTCGATACTTATAATGCACTAGACCAATGGGCAATCAGCCTGCATGAAATGTATCGCGCATTACGCCGGGCAGGCTTCGCAGTTGATATTTGCCTAGCAATTATTTCCGATCGAGATGCTTACCCAGACTGGATACTGCCATCGATCCCCGACCGAGTGGATCGCCTGCCCTATGAAGACGACGATGAGGACTAAATATGGCCATGCGCAGAACAGTAGTTGTGCCCGATCTTCAAGTGCCCCTACACGATTCGGTGAGCGTCAATAATGTTATATCTTTTATTAAGGCTTACCGCCCCGATAGCGTCCTTACACTGGGAGATGAAGCAGACTTCACAGAAATCGGACGTTGGAGCGAGGGAAAGCCAGGCTGGTACGAACAGACACTAGCTGAGAATCGAGACATGACTGTCGATATCCTTTGGCGGTTAGGCGAATATGCCAAAGAGCAACACATGATTAGATCGAACCACACTGATCGATTATTTAACGTCATCATGAATAAAATACCTGCGTTTATGTCTTTGCCTGAATTAAAGTTCGAGAAGTTCATGAAACTCGATGAACTAGGCATTACCTATCACAAGAAGCCCTACGCGGTCGCTAAGGGTCTTATAGCCGTCCATGGGGACGAAGGTAGTGTGAAGCCCACGCCCGGTCTTACGGCCTTGGAGAGCGCCCGCAGGGCGGGTATTTCAACCATTTGTGGCCATACGCACCGCGCTGGTTTCTCACAATTTTCTGAATCATCTGGAGGCAAAATAAGCCGCATTCTCAGGGGCTATGAAGGCGGACATCTTATGGAAACTCGAATGGCCACATATACCAGAGGCCAGATGAACTGGCAACAGGCTTTCATTATTGTCGAGGAAGATGCTAAGGGTAGCCAGGTAAGCATTATCAATTTGGAAAAGGATGGGACTTTCGTAGTCCATGGGCGTCGTTATGGACGACCTAGATAACGAGTTAGACAGAGACATCGATGACCACATCGATGACGCAGAATCGTTACCGTTTCGTTACCAAAATATGATTGACCTAGCCTAGCCATCTGTCATTCTTGCTCCATCGGGCCAACAAACCGATAAGGGAGCAAAATGTTCGATCCATCATTAGGCGACTTAATTGCCATGATTGTCTTATCCACACTATATTTTCATCTAGGCCGTATAGTCGGCATTCGCGTGGGATATCTAAAAGGCCGCAAAGCCGTTAGAGAATACTACGAGACAAAGGAAAGGGTGCGAGTGTGAAAGCAAGTGAAGTCCTATTATCAGCTACTGACATCATTGGAGACCGAGGACGAATATATGGTCATCCTCGTATCAATCAGACTCGAATCGCATTACGACTCCAGCAAATGCTCGAAACTCCAATCTCAGACCATCAAGCATGTCTGGCGATGGTCGAAGTTAAACTTGCCAGATTACAAGAAACAGCAGATCACATTGACTCCTATATCGACGCATGTGCTTACCTTGCACTAGCTTG